CATCTGCCATTGCGCAAGATGGTTGCAGTTTTTCTTCATCATCCTGTTTTTCTTCTTCTGTTACACGCTGCGGCATCGGGGCAGAGGAACGACCGCAGGCAATATCCACGATTTCTGGATCAGGGTTGGCATGATCAGTTTCAGTCAGTACTTTGTTCAGATATTCAGTGACGTGTGCGGGGATAACCTCGATCCCAATTGGTGCTTCTTTTACGGACGCAACCACGATGGCGCGGGAATAATCCAGCCCGCCAGGCATGGTGATGAATTTGTCGCGGAAAACAGAAAAGGGTGGTTTATTTTCAGCGATAATTTCCTCGACACGTTTAGCGTGTGCCGGATGAAGGTTATAAATGTCCACGTCCATTGAACGAGCCAGTACGCCAGTGGCTACGTCGCGCGCCAGTGACGTCAGATCGTGAACGAAACCTTCGCCGCGATCGGTGAGGTTCCCGCCGCCAGCATTAGCGCCGGAAGCCGTACGCGTGATGCGTGAAACACGATTTCCTTTTCGCCATTCTTTTGTCAGAAGACCGCGATCAATGTGTTCGGTATCCAGCCAGGCTGAAATGAAATTCTTAAATTCATAGGGCTGATGTTTTTTCGTGATAGAGAACACTGCCTTAATTGCATCAGTCAGGCGGAGCAGGGCGGCATTATCCAGAGTTGTCGGTTCTGCCATGCTGCGTATGGCCAACAGCAGATTCTGGACATAGCTGTTTTCCTGATCCATCTCAAGAGCAGTAATGTGTTTGCGTTGTTCACGGGTGGCATGATGCAGGTATTTCCGATCCCCGGCTGCATACGTAAAAATGTGCAGAAGACGCTGTGTGAACCGCAAAGTGGCTACAGAGACTTCGCAATCCTGGCAATCCTCGTGGGCGTCTGCCTGCGCGTTTTCTTCCTGGCCTCCCGCCAGTTCTTTGGTTTCTTGAGCATTATCCTGGTGGTGAACGTCGTCTGGCGCTGCTCCCGGTTTTAGTTCCCAGGTCATGGAGTCTTTGCTGAGTTGATAGCGTTCACTCCAGGTAAAATCGATCTCACCTTCAGGGGGAAGGTCATTAACGACAGGAAAATTCGTGGCAACAGGTTTAAAATAGCTGCTCAGTTTTTTACCTGACTTAACGAGCAGGTAGTCCAGAGTGGCACAGGTCGATTCAAAATCGTCGCTTGCCCACAGGACGACGTCAGGTTCACCGGATGATTTTTTCGCTTTCCGTAACAGGAAGAGTGGTTTTGTGCTCATTGTTTTTTAACCTCAACTCAGATTAAAATTCGTTTTGTTCAGTGAATGATCTTGCCGGATACACACTGTTCATAGCCTGCGTATGGCGCAGGCTATTTCTTTCAGATTTCACCGCCTAATTTCATTGCAATCAGAGTTGCCAGAAATTCGGCTTTTTTTTCTGCGGGCAGATTCTTTCCTATGTGCACCAGACACATTTTTTTTAACACCATCGTTAAGTGTTTTAACGTTGCCTGATGGACCGTCGATATCAACCACAGTGAATGGGGTTTCTTTATTTTCTGTCTTAATCACGTAGCCAATACGCTTTCCTTCCAGGGTAACTTCGTGAACAATGTCATCAGTAGTAACAACAGTGGCTTCATAACTGGTAATCATGTTTTTCTCCTTAATTAAGGTTGAGCGAATCCCTGCCATTGCTGGCATAAATTCAGTTTCGGATAGTCAGTTAATTAAAGTTCGTGTGCCATCTGGTCTTTTTCGGCACAGATTTCACTACAATATTTTTTCATTTCCGTCGTTGGTATAACTCCACGCATGAAATGAAGTGGTCTTGTAATGATTTTGCTTTCTTCAATTTCTTTATTGCAAAGGTGATAAGCACATTTTATTTTCTTAGTCATTACCATGACTCCGCCTTTACAGGTAAACCATCACGACCGAGGAAGACTCTAATCATGCAGTCAGAAATGCATGTTTTTGTAGTCAGGCTACGAATATAAAGTTTTCGCTTTTTAATATTGTTTGCCGAGGCGATATATGTCCGACCTTCATGAAGAACATAATCGCCAGGAGTCACACACTGACGTGGTATTTCATCAGTTCCGAAGTGATGAGCAATCATAATTATCTCCATTTTTACAAATGAATTTTGTCGATGCGGTGCCTGGTGCCTCCAGGTGACGTTAACCAGTTAACAATTAACGCCGGATAATCCACCCATAACACTGATGCTTTTAACTGTGCCGCGTGCGCTTAGCCGCATTCACCGCATCACAAAATTCACTTTAAAAAGGGGCGGCAGGGCAGCCACGGAGTAGAACTGATGCCGCCAAAGACTACACATAGCAATGTCGTTATTTACAACCGGAGGCGCACTCCCACCATTTAAATTTAACAGACAAGACCGACTCTTTATGGATACCGGAAATGCGCCTTCGTGTTGTGCCCGGTTTTATTTCACCACCTCCGGGCTTTGGTGGCCTCGGCTATACCCCTACAGCAAGAATATTGAATTAATCCAATAAATGGTTTAGCTGGTATTTTTGGCAAGCCAGCGACGTGCGCCAGCTTCGGTTTTAAACGATTTGCTTTTGGTATACGTCATGGCGGTGAATGTGCCGTCCTGATTGGGAAACACGCCACATACCAGAGATTCGTTGTTGCCAAGATCGATAGTATCCATGTTGACCTCATTTCCCCTTAACGCCGGGTGGCGGAACGTTTTATCTACTGCGCTTTGTATCAATCAACAACTGCCGTCATGTTCGTATGCCTCAGGCTGGCTACTTAGCCCTGTTCAGTGGCTGGATAACTCGAGGTATTGTCCTGCCGTTCTCTGGTGGGGCGTTGTTTGGATATGCTTATTAAACACAATGCGTTTTCTTGTATCAACACGAAATGTGTTTTGTGGTGGGTGTCATATGATGATGGTACAAAAAAAGCCCGCTGATAGCGGGCTGATTGGCATATTACTGTGATAGCAAGATCATTACTCCGGTGGGGGATTATCTTTAAGCCTGCCTCTCAAATATTTTTCTACATACTCATCGATTTCTTTTAGCCGGACTTCAAATAGCTCAATCATTCGTTGTTGTTCTGAGCCCGGTAGCTGGTTAAACAACTCAAGAAGTTTTCGTTGGGATTCATTTAACCACAATTCAGAAGATTCCTGTTCTCCAAAGAGGAGCTCAGGAGGAGATATGCCAAGTGCCTTTCCCAATACGACAGCGTCATGCACTCCAACATTTCTGCTACCCGCCTCATAGTTACCTATACGCGATTGCGTCCATCCGCAGATTTCAGCAAGTTTTCCTTGAGATAAACCAAGCTTCTGCCTGCGCTCTTTAAGACGCATTGCAATTTTGTCATTGAGCCTACTAGCGGCAATTTTTTCGTTTTCTTTTTCCATTGCATCCTTGTATCACGAATCGTGATTTACACAAAACACAAAACATCTTGACCGTATAACACAAGATGTGTTTAAAATTGTCATCGGAGGTTTTCAATGAACAAAATTTCAACATATCGAAAACAGCTTGGGCTGTCTCAAAGACAACTTGCTGTTCAGTTAGGGTGGATACAAAGCCGACTGGCAAATTACGAAGCAAATTTTCGTACCCCTGGACTAGAGGAGTGCAGAAAAATTGTTTCTACCCTTAATCGGCTTGGCGCTCATTGTGGACTTGACGATGTATTCCCCCCAGACGGTAAGCATAGCGAAAACAGCATAGGAGCGGTTGATTCATGAAAATCAGGCATGAGCACATCGAATCAGTGTTGTTAGCCCTGGCAGCCGAAAAAGGGCAGGCGTGGGTCGCTAACGCAATTACTGAAGAATATCTGCGCCAGGGGGGCGGCGAATTGCCCCTTGTACCAGGCAAGGACTGGAACAATCAGCAGAATATCTATCACCGTTGGTTGAAAGGTGAAACGAAAGCGCAAAGGGAAAAAATTCAGAAACTGATCCCTGCGGTTCTGGCAATTCTTCCGCGCGAGCTGCGTCACCGACTCTGCATCTTCGATACCTTGGAACGCCGTGCATTACTGGCGGCGCAGGAAGCGTTGAGTACGGCAATTGATGCGCATGATGATGCAGTCCAGGCCGTTTACCGGAAAGCACATTTCAGCGGTGGTGGGTCGCCCGGCGATTCTGTCGTAGTGCATTGATTGAAATTAATCGTGCCGGATTGTTTTGTTCGGTATCAGTTAAATGTAACGCTGCGAGCGTTACAAGGTGAAAACAAATGGCTTCAAACTGGATAAAGCTCGAGGTTATTACGCCGGATAAGCCGGAAATATTCAGGCTTGCTGAGATTCTGAATATTGATCCAGATGCCGCATTAGGGAAGGTTATTCGCTTCTGGGCATGGGCGGATCAACAAATGATAGACGGTAATGCAGATTGTAACGCTCGCGGCGTTACAAAAAGTGCAATAGATCGCATCACTTTTATGGCTGGTTTTGCTGATGCGTTAATTCAGGTTGGATGGCTGGTCGAAAATGACGGTGGGCTTTCTCTACCTAACTTTGAACGTCATAACGGAAAAAGCTCTAAAAAACGGGCGGTTACAAACGAGCGAGTTACAAAAATACGCGAACTGAAACGAAAAGGTAACGCTGGCAGCGTTACACAAACGGATCAAAAAGCGTTACCAGAGGAAGAGGAAGAGGAAGATATAAATACTGATCTCCCCCTAAATCCCCCTCGCCAAAAACGAGCGTCTAAAAAATTCGAGCCGGAGGCTATCGAGCTGCCTGACTGGTTGCCGGAAACACTCTGGCATGAGTGGGTTCAGTTCAGGCAGGCATTGCGAAAACCGATTCGAACGGAGCAGGGCGCTAACGGGGCGATACGGGAACTGGAAAAATTCCGTCAGCAGGGTTTTACACCTGAGCAGGTGATTCGACACAGCATTGCCAATGAATACCAGGGCTTGTTCGCACCGAAAGGTGTTCGGCCTGAGACGTTGCTCCGACAGGTTAACACCGTCTCGTTGCCGGACAGTGCGATCCCGCCAGGCTTCAGGGGGTAACAGGCCATGAAAAATATTGCGACAGGAGGCGTTCTGGAGCGTATCCGCAGACTGACCCCACCACATGTAACCGCCCCATTCAGAACGGTTGCGGAGTGGCGCGAGTGGCAACTTGCTGAAGGCCAGAAACGTAGCGAGGAGATCAACCGCCTGAATCGTCAGTTGCGGGTGGAAAAAATTCTGAATCGCTCAGGCATCCAGCCGTTGCACCGTAAATGCTCGTTTGCGAATTACCAGGTGCAGAACGACGGCCAGCGATACGCGTTAAGCCAGGCGAAATCCATCGCCGATGAACTGATGACCGGGTGTACAAATTTTGCGTTCAGCGGAAAACCTGGTACCGGGAAGAATCACTTAGCGGCAGCTATCGGGAATCGCCTGTTGAAAGACGGTCAGACAGTGATTGTGGTTACCGTGGCTGATGTTATGAGCGCCCTGCACGCCAGCTATGACGACGGGCAGTCAGGCGAAAAATTTTTGCGTGAACTGTGCGAAGTGGACCTCCTGGTTCTTGACGAAATTGGCATCCAGCGTGAGACGAAAAACGAGCAGGTGGTACTGCACCAGATTGTTGACCGCCGGACGGCATCACTGCGCAGTGTCGGGATGCTGACAAACCTGAATCATGCCGCAATGAGCACGCTTCTTGGTGAGAGGATTATGGACCGGATGACCATGAACGGTGGTCGTTGGGTGAATTTTAACTGGGAGAGCTGGCGGTCAAACGTTGGACGTCAGGGTATGTGAGAATTTTTAACGAGGTGAATTTTCGATGGAAACCGTATTACATGCACTGAAAGCGATGGGAAAAGCCAATTCTGTTGAACTGGCGGCACGAATTGATATCAGCCGTGAAGAAGTTCTCAACGAACTGTGGGAGCTCAAAAAAAATGGCGTTGTTGATAAAACGGGTCACACCTGGTTTCTGGCTGTCGAAGGTGAATCCCGGGTAACCGAAGAGCGGCCAGTAAAATCTGAAACACAGGATATGCTGACCGAAGAGGTCGCTCCAAAAGTTAGCGCTAACATGATGATTGAGTTTATCGCTCAGGAGGGGGCTAAAACCTGTGAGGAACTGGCGGGTAAGTTCGG